CTTCATCTCTAACAATAGAGCCATCTGGCATCTGCCAGACATATATTCCCCAATTAACTTCGTCTATAGGTGTTACTTTCATAGTTAAATTCTACCACACTACTGCCACAAAGCTTAAAAAACTATTCTGTAGCTGCCACTTCTTCCCACTTATACGTATTTACTCTACGCCATTTTCCATAAAGATTTGGTGTTGGAGATCCTATGTATTGTTGACCTGTTTCCATATCAATCAAAAGCCATTTTTCAGGGCATTTTGTGTGTATAGTTAAATCAATGGCCTCATCATATTCTTCTGCTGTTCCGCCATTTGCTAAGTCTCTCAAATTACTCGACCATATCACTAAAGAATGTTTTTGCTAAATCTGTGCCTTCCAGGCCTGATTCTTGATAAACTTTAAGCTTTTCTTTACTAAATTGAGGATTTATTTTTAAAGGATCCATCCAAGCCCTTATCTCTTCGTGAGTTTTGTTACCGATCTGCTTATAATATTCTGGGGTTCCATATATATTAAATGTTCCTGGAGCATCTTCTTTTTTTAAAGAAAAGTTAGAAAAAACATATCTTGTACCAGAAGTGACCTCTCTCACTCCATGTGCGTACGGCTCAAAAGCACTATGAATTACTATATCTCCCTTTTGTGGCTTGTACTCAAAACATCCTTTTTTAAAATCTTCAGGAGTTGTTTTTATTGTTCCATCTGGATTAATTTGTGGATAAAAAATTTCTCCGCCTTCATAATCACCAAAATAAGCACATATTCCATAATCTAATTCGCAGCAAGTACTCCATAAATCATTTTGTGACAAAAGATGACATTGTCCTTTACCTGGACTATCGGAGTGAATAAACATTCCATTATCTCCAGGCCTTACTCTTAAATAAGCGTTTTGAGGATGAATAATCCAATTTGGACCTATAAGCTCGCTCATAAATTCCCATAGCTCTATTGTGCCAGGCACTCCTGGAGCCATTTTTTCTGTATACCAGCTCATTAAACCCTGATCATACTTAGGGATTTCATTTGGCAGAGCATTTAGCCCATTTTCAATTTTTTCAACTAATTCTTCTGGAACTATATTTTTAAAAATAAAAATTCCAGATTTTGTTCCATATTCATCAACGTATGGAGATGGATTTAAGCAATCTGGTCTATCATAAAAAAACATTCATACCCCCGATATAACTAAATTATATCATAAATTTATTATAGATTAAATTTTCCAAGCAGATACTGTAGACATGTATCTATCACCGCTTATAATAGGCTTTACTTCGTGTATAAAGGGCGTTTGAGAAGGAAACATTATCATACTACCTTTCTTTGGCTTAATCGTTATATTGTGGCCTGGAAAGCTTATTTCTCCCCCCTCATAATTTTCATTAAGGTAGCAAACCAAAGAAAATGCCAAATCTTTATTGCCATCATAACCATCAGCATGAGGACCCATATTTGCGCCTTCTTGCCATTTTTTAACAGGAATATTGTCTGTCTCTAATCTATATTCATCTTTATTAATTTTATGACCGTCCATATATCTTGAATAACACATTTCAAAGGCCATTTCTAAGCTATTGTAAATATATAGGATTTTTTGATCAGTTTTTTCATCCCCACAACCCCATTTAGACTCATCTTTATTAATGTTTTTGGTTGCACCATAAATTAAATCATTATTATTACTTGCTGTCCAAACATTCCATGGAGATATGGCTTTATGAGACATTTGATTAGAGTCTATATTATTAATAAATTGAACTAACTCATCAGGGTAACTAATAACATTATCCCAATACCAGATGTCTGGATGCAAAACATCTAGGTCAAACATTATATATTGTTCTTTACCGCCTAAAAATTTTTGCTTCATATCAAATCTTTCTCTGAAATTTTATTTCCATCTGGTGTCAATCTTTTTCCTTCTTGACGTATTCCTGACCATTCTACTGCTTGATCTGCTTGCATCGCTCTTACCTCAGCAAGCTCTTTTGCCCACGCATCCCTAGTTTCTTGAGGATAATCTGATTCCTCACGATCATCAAAAAAAGAACCTATAGTGTATCTGTTTGATTTTTTAACAACCTTAACCTCATGCATGTTTTTATGACCACCATGAAAAGCTGCCAACATGCCTGTTTTTGGTAAAAACTCAAGGTTATGTTCAGAAAAAGATAGTTCTCCTCCTTCAAAATCATCATTTAAATATAAGAACGCTGCATAACGACTTCTTGTAAATGCTCCCATAACACCATCATTATTGCTGTTATCTGAGTGAAGCGGAGCAAATGCGCCTGGCTCCCATTTTTGTGAATGAAAACTTATTTTTGAAAGCTGTGGTTCTGGAATATTAGCTACTTCTGCAACCGCATCTCTAAATCTTTTATACAAGCTAGAAAACCAATTATTTGGCAAACCAAACTCAGCAAGTATTGGATCATTGTCTTCTGGATAACCAGAGGAATATGATTCATAAAATGAAATTGGCTTCCAAAAATCTGGCCTTATTTCATTTAATCTATTTAAAAGAGCAATTGTTTTTTCAGCTTCTTCTTTTGTTATAAAATCTTCAATCAACAGCAAATCATCTAAAACAAAATTTTTATTCATTTGTCTGAGTTATACCTAACTTTTCTGCCCTAATTTTTTGTGCTTCAGCAAAAGTAATTTTTGTTCCGTTACTTAAATAAATCATATTTTCATCATCTTCTTTTTCAATTCTTTCCCATTCCATCTTAGACCATTTATAAGCACCAATTGTTCTTTGCTTTTCTAGCCATTCTTCTGATCCTGGGTAATTTGTCATAACAAAATTTCTAACAAAGTACTTGTTTCCATTAGAAATTCTTTTAACTCCATGATAATAAGGATCTGTAGAAGGAAATACAACTAAATCACCAGCTTTTGGTTTATGATTAATAATATTGTTATCAATATAAAATTCTAAATCCCCACCATCATAATCGTCATTTATATAAAATGTCATTGTTGTGTGAAATTTATCTCCAGGCATGTCTCTTTGAGAAATGATATAATCTGTATGATATTGCATTGTCATATTATTTTTTAAATCATCAATTTCATCAAAATATTTACAATAAGAATTTCCGCTAAAATGTGCGTCTTCTGGAAATTTTAAACCTGTATGATTAGTATAATGAGATGCTGCTTTTTCGTAAGCTGCAATCAATTCGTCTTGTAAGGATTTTTCATCATCAAACATTTCTCCTTGTTCAACATTATTTAAATCTTCTCCCCATTTTATTTGAGTATAAGTTCCAAATTGAGCCCACTTTGTCCAAGGTTTTAAAAAATATTTTCCCTCAGAAGCTGATTCTGATTTAGACATAGTTTCATAAGCTTTTTGAGGATTAGAAAGCATATTTTTATAAACAATTACATTTGGATAAATTTCTTCAAACTCTAAATCTTTAAAATCATCTGTAAACTTAATATTATTCATTATTCTCCTTATTTTCAAAAAGCTTTTTATATTCTGGATTATCGAATCCACCAATAAAACCTGCAGGTGGTTGTTTTTCACCTGTATGCTCCATTATTGTCCAAAAAAATGGAGAAGTAAATCTATTACCCGATTTTATTGGTCTTACTCCATGGGCATAATATTTGTCTCCAGGAAAGAAGTACGCCGCCCTTGGCTTTGGTTTAAACTCTATTCCATGTTGGGGAAAATAAAGTTCTCCACCCACATAATCGTCATTAAAATAAAATAGGCCAGCTATATCATACCAGGGAAAATCATTTGGTCTGCCACGTTCTTCTCCTACATGGAACTCTTTGTCTGCGTGAGGCTCTTGTCGTGCTCCAACAGGCCATCTAACAATTGCTGGTCCAGTGGCTTGAACATTTACATTAAAAAATTTGTCAACTTCAATTTTTAAACGATCAATTAAAGAATAGATAAGATTTAATATTGATGGATCTGATGCCATTAAAGAATTATATGTGCAAACACGGTCTTCCCAAACTGTTGCATCATATAAAACTAAACCATCTTGGTCAACATGTGTTTCTGTTTTATCCCAAATTTTATTGTTTAAAGCAAATCTCATCAAGCTTTCTTGTTCTTTTTCCGTAATAAAATTTTGTAACTCAACAATATTTTCAATTGAATCTCCAAAAAATCCAGACGGGGTTATTGATTTTGGCAAATCATTTTTATTCCAATTATTAGCTAATTCCATTGCTTCTTCTTTCTATATAAAATAATTATATCATAGATACTAGTTAGTTACGCTTAGCCTTATTGCTTTAACCTGATGCTCACCAAGCTTTTTGCCTTTATGATCAACCCCATCACGGTAAAAATTTGTCCATTTTCCATTTCTATTAATTTCATATATTGTATTACCATATTCATTCATATCTACTGATTGAGGCTTTTTTTGATCTATTGGTAAAAGATCTATTTCAGAACCCTGAAGTTCTGATAAATCAATTGGTAGTATTGCAATAATTGGAGTATTTGCTTTTATTGTTATCTCAACATTTGGCCTAGTTATTATCCATGCACATGGCAAATCTTCATTAAAAAAAGAAGTTGACATAATTGTAGAAAAAGGAGTAATACCATCTCTTGGATAGTTTGGTACGGGCATAGATAAAATACTAACATTTTTTTCTGTTTCAAAACTTATACCAGTATTAAAACTAATAGTGGCATTAGCTCTTCCAGTTGAAACATATTTTTCTCCAGACATAATTTTTACATGCTCTGGTGAAGAATCATTTATTCCATCCCAAATAAAAGATATGTCTTCTGGAAAAGATATGCCCCACCCCAACTGATTTGTTAAGCCGATTGGAAAACAGTGATAGGCGTGTGAATTCCAAGTATTATCCATCCATTCTCTTTTTATTGATAGTGGAGATAAATTTCCATAGCCTTCTCTTTTAAAGGCCTTTATTTTGTGCATCTCTTGCGACCCACTTTTCACGCATCTGCATAAACTCATCATTATGCGCATGATCATTATAATCAAGCATTGTAACAATAGAGTATTTTGTTCCTTCAGAAACTGGAAGGGCAACATGTGAAAATAGGTATGTTGATGGGAATATATAAAGATCTCCTGCTTTTGGTTGAATATCAATATTAAGTTTTGGGAATCTTAATCCACCGCCAACATAACCATCATTTGGATACCCAACCAATGAAACTGTTGCGCTATACGAAAATCCATGGTCTGCGTGTTCTTGGAAGTGTTGTCCAGGACCATATTTAACAAAATTCATTACTTCCCAATAATCCATCTTTGAATTATACATTGCGCAATAATCATTAACAGCATCAATTTGTGCTAAGTACGCATCTTTCCAGATGTCCTGCAAAGTTTGAAAATCTGGATTTTGTAGCATTGATTGATCTTTAATTTCGCCAATTTTAAAATCTACACAATCTCTATATTCTGGGCGAGATTCCATGTAGCCAACAGTGGCTCCAGACCATTTAAAATCAGAATTATTGTTTGCAATTAAGTTTTCTACACGTCCTATTAAATCAACTTCTTTTTTAAATACATCTTTATAAACCCAAATTCCTGGGAAAAGCATTTCTTTAGATGAATAACTCATTTTAACCCTATCTATTAGTACAATGATTATAACATAGCTGTACCCATAATGTCTAATTTAAAAATTATGGGTACAGTGTATGTTTAATTTAATTTATATCAAAATCTGGATAACCATTGTTTACTACTACTCCATCTGCAACAATTAATCCAAATGGCGTTCTATTAAACTCATAGACCTCTGTAATTTCATCAATTACATCTATTGATTTAACATCTAGAAGGTATATCTCATTATCGTTAAGATCACTTTCTACAGTAACAATTTGATCACCTGGAACTAAACGATTTGCATTAGTTAATCTGTATTGACCATCTGTTAATACAAGAATTTCTTCTAATACTGAGAATCTTTTAGCTTTATCTCCATTTATTATAATTGTTTCTTTTTGTGTAGCAACTGTAATATCTGTAACTTCAGATTCAATAAATTTGAAATTATTTAATTCAGCTATACTAAATGCTGCTATTTCTTTAAGACTTACATCTCCAAGTATCCCGTCAAAAACCTTGGTAAGAAGTACGTCTCCTACAGATATGTGTTTTGCTGCTCTATATCCTGTAGTTGTAAGAACAAGAGTGTCTTCATGTATACAGAAACCTGGTGGTGCAAAGAACCCTGGTGGGGCAAAGAACCCTGGAGGTGCAAAGAACCCTGGAGGTGCAAAGAACCCTGGAGGTGCAAAGAACCCTGGAGGTGCAAAGAACCCTGGTGGGGCAAAGAACCCTGGAGGTGCAAAGAACCCTGGAGGTGCAAAGAACCCTGGAGGTGCAAAGAACCCTGGTGGGAAGAATGGTGGGAAGAACGGCGCAAGTGTTGTTACAGTTCCCGAAGCTGCAGAAGTGGCAGAAGTTCCGTTTGCGTTTACTGCTTGAACAGTATAATAATCAGAGTTTCCAGCTGTTTCTGTAAAGTTATAAGGAGAAGATGTTACTCCAGTTACAGTTCCGTGTGCACTTGAAATTACATTATAGCTTGTAATACCAGATCCACCATTATTTGGTGCGGTCCAAGATACCTGATCATAGTTTATTTGAGCTGATGCAGTTACTCCTGTAGGAGCTGCTGGAATTGTTGTTGGTGTAACGGAAGCGGCTGATGAAGCCAATGATGTTCCATTTGCATTTGTTGCAGTCATTGTAAATGAATAGTTTGTTCCACCAGTCATTCCAGAAACTGTGATTGGCGAAGTTGTTCCACTGGCAGTTTGAGATCCGCTAGAAGTTACGTTATAACTAGAAACAGCTTTTCCTCCAGTTCCTCCTGCCGTGAATGATATTTTTGCTTGTGCATTACCAAAAGCTACACCTACTCCAACATCTGCTGCTGAAATTGATTGTGGTGCTTGAGGAATTGTAGTAACAGTCACAGAAGAAGATGTTGTTGGACTACTTGAATAAAGAGATGGTGATGCTGCGCCAGATTTTATTGCGCTGGCACTATTGTAGTTTGTTTTAGAAGCAGTAATAGTAATATTTGAACCCTGATTTGCAGAAAGTCCAGATACTGTTACTCCAGAACCTGATATGGAAACAGAACCAGCAGAAGATGATGCAGAGTATGTTTGTGTTGCATCATAATTTGTTATGGTAAATGTAAATCCATTAGCAGTGGATGTGGCTGA